ACACCCTCGGGGAAAGGCGATATCTTCTACCTTCAACTTACAGAATTTTTCTTGGAAATCCTTGATAAAGTGTTGGGTTTCTTCCTTCTTTCCGGCCAACATCAAGACGATAGCCATCCTAAAGGCATCTCGGCACTTCTGAGGAATGATGGCCTTGACAACTTCAAGACCCATTATCTTAGTCTCAGCTTCCTTATACCGCACCCCCTCATCAGCCCACACTCGCATGGCGTAGCACTTCTTGGCCCGCCAAATCGAGGAATCCGAAATAATATCCCGCTTCATAATGAGCTTATCCGGCTCATAAGCGTTCATTATTTTCCCGAGTTCAAGGTACGCTTTGTCGATTTCCGGCTGAATAAATTCTTTGCCCAAACGGTCCAAGAAATCCACTGGGTCGTTGGGAATGAACCGTGTGACAAATGGAGAGAGATCCAAATAAATTGAATCAGTGTCCCCAGCCACCGTCCAGGCGTGGTCAATACCCAACGCTCGATCCAGTACCTCCTTAAGGCGTGCTGCAATCCATCGGATAGCAAGCTGTCCGGAGAGGGTGACGGCACTCGAAATTCTCCAGTTATAAAAGGCGAAAGCCGGATTAGCAGTCGCTCCATAGAAGGAGTTGATGGCAATTTTAATACCCATCTGAGCGTTATTGAGCCGAGTAATTTCATCGTCCGAAGCTCCCGAATTCTTGGCCTCAATCATTTGATCTTTGAAGTGCTTGCGCATGGCAAAGAACTTCTTCATCAATTCTCCCATAAAACCTTGCCGGTCTCGACGAAATCTTGCGCCGTTTCCGGCTCGGGCAAACCCCGAGGTCTCATGGAATTTTCTATTGATGATTTCTATGTGTTTGAGGCAGTATTCAGCGGCTCCCCCCGGATCTTGCTCTAAAGGCCACGCTTCCATGTCCACATAGCACTCGGGGCTGATATTCGCCCACATCATGAGGTGCGGATACAGGCTTTGAAGGTCAAAAGACATCACATACTGATGCGGTCCAATCTTCGGGTGGAAATTGAACCCGCCCGGAATTCTCTTAGGTTCCGAGCGCATATCATGATGAAAAACGATACCTTTATTGAGAAGGTGGTTGTGGCTGATAACTTCCCACAACTTTACCGAGCCTAGCGAATCCATAAGATTGACCTTGGCTTGGTAGGCAATAAAACAAGCCAAATCAATGAAATGGTTTTTCTCGTCGATATCGTGAACCCGGTCTAAATCTTCGATGTTATACTGGACAAAAAGAGGGAAGTTTCTCTTTCGCAAATCTTCAAGGTCCGAATAACCCTTCGACTTATAGTCCAACTTTGTTTTCTTAACTTCGTGAAAAGCAACGTGGTCAAGAGTATAGGACTCTAATTCCTTGTAGGTAAATTTCTTGTAAATGTCGTAATAATCAAGAACAGCTAGGCCCACGGGAATGTAGATTGTCTGCTCTTTCCCCCAAACTTCAATTTTCTTATCCCGAAGAATACCCCACGGGCTCATTCTCTCGGCGTGGTTTCCCCCCAGCACTTTCCGGATGCGATTAACAAGGTAAGGAATGTCATAGCGTTCGATGTTCCACCCCGTCACAATATCGGGGCGCTCATCTTCATCTTCCCAGATTCGCAGAAACCTTTCCAGCATGTCAGATTCGTTCTGACACGAGACATAATGACACTTCGGGGGAAGGTATGGCTCTTTCCAGACATGGGCGTCCCAACCGAAAATAAAGCGACGCTCGCCAATCCTGAGGCCAATCAGGGTAATTTTCCCATCGGCATTTTCGACAGCGGCATACTCCCCAGCCGCATTCTTAGCCACCTCGATATCGATAATGTGCTTTTTTATTACACTGGTATCGTACTTGATATCCCCAAGCCAATTGTCATTGATGAAAGGATAGACCCATCGGTCATACCCATACCACTTGAAACCCTGAAGGTCTCGGTAATGCTCGACCCATTGCTGGGCTTCTCGCATATTTGCAAAATCCTTCCGAGCAACCGGGTGCCCATGAAGGTTTTTGTAAGTGCCATCTTTCGAGGGGACAAAAAGGTATGGCTCATACTTTACTTTCTGCCGATATCGTTTTCCATCTCGATACCCACATACTCGAATTTCCGAGCCATACCGATCAACGCTTGTATAAAAGTCTACAGTTTCAGTCAAAAATCAATCCTCTAAAAAATCCTTCGCCAAATGAAATACAGAATTTGCGTTACCCTTGCCGTCTCGAAATTGAAGCACTCTAAATTTATCCGCTCTATCTCGATTCGCACTAAGCCAAGTTTCTAGCTCATGCTTGACGGTAAATGCCGCCCAGACCCCGTGACCTAGAGTTGGAATTTCTATAACGACCCAAATAGAATGCGCTCGGGCCATCAATCTTTCTCAGCCAAAAGGAATTCGTTATTGATCACCTTAAAGGAATGCCGATGACCAGGGCCTGTAGCCTTGAAAACAACGCCTTCCCGAACATCATGATTGATACTCCGGCCCTTGGCAGTATCAAGGAAAACCTGGATAGGGTCTTCGTTTTCCATGAAAGGATTGAGGCTTACCGGGAAATTTACCACCGGGATATGCCTTAATCCAAAGGTTTCACAAAGCTGGTAAGTTTCTACTGGGTCTTTATAAGACCGATTCGTAATGCTCCAGATATCGAAAACATAAAACCTAAGCTCAGGGAATTTCTCTCGATTTCCTTGCACGCCCGGCCCCATAAGCTCGCCTTGAAGGGCGATATCCTCATCCCTGAGATGGGCGGAAATGGCCTTAATCTTTTCTTCTAAGCCTTCGGTCTCAAACACCCTCCAGTAGGCAGCATCATCCTTCTTAAGGTCAAGATTACGGCTGCACACTCCTATCTCAGATGGCATTTCATACAAATTGCTCCCGTCCTCAGCTTTTACAAACATCCGACGCTTGTAGACAGTCATGGAAGAGCCGTCCAGCTTAAGCGTGACTTGATAATACCTATTTCGGTCCCACCGGCCAAAGTACTTTTTGAGATTTTGCACCCTTTCTTGGTCGGTTTTTTGGATAAACTCTGGAAAGTTTCCCTTGGCCATACCTTTCAGACATGGCTTTAAGGGGGCTTCCCAAAGCTTCACACCAAGAACTTTAGTAAGGTCTTCCCCGTCCTCTAGCACCACCTTGGAGGGCGCCTCCTCGGAACCGGGTTCAAGGACTAACTCTAAGGAGCGAGGCCCAACTGCCGAATTCCATAGACCCCATTTTCCAACGTCTAATGGGTTTTCCATGGGTGGGAATAGCTCATCGATAGGCATAATCAAGCCTTGGCTCAATTCCCCCCGAAGTTTGATGGTTTTGAGCTTGAAACCTTCCCCAAGATCCGGGTGAGCCCGGTATCCGGACTTCCTCAAAAACTCGAATTCTGGGCGAATCGGGAGGAAAGAATCCACTTCAAAATAAATAACTAGCTTTCCGGGCTCGGCCCACCCCTTTTGAGTGACAACTTGCCAACCATCAATTTTGGCAATCTCTACTCTGTCGGCACCGTCGATGGGGACAATTTCCGAAATTGTGCGAAAGCTCGCAAGCTTGCGAGTAATCTCAGTCATTAAATTAATCTCCTAGAAAACTGTGATTTCGTAAATAAGGGGCAAAGAATTTCCTAAGTCAAAAAGGGGAACCCCGTGGGTCTGATTAACTTCTCCCTGTCGCCGAGCGTTAACGTCTATGAATATGACCTTACGATTGGCGTGCCTCTGGTCTCTACTTCTATCACCGCCGTTGCGGGTGTTTTCCGTTGGGGACCGCTAAATGAGCGGGTAGTTGTTCCTAATGAACCTACGCTTGTCTCCTACTTCGCACAACCGACAAATTTCAACGGAGAAACCTTTTTCACAGCGGCAAACTTCCTTGCCTACGGGGACCAACTTTATGTTTCTCGGGCAGCAAACACAGCTGGCCCATCTCCTATTGTAGACGCCACGGTAGACGCCGGAAACAACATCCTTATCGTTCCAAGCACTACAAACCCGAACCTGATTCCGGGCATGATTGCAGCGCACGTGAACAACGGCCACCTTGCTACCGGGGCCGTGATTGCAAACATCATCAACTCGACTGCCGTGCACCTCACATCGGCTTCTTTTGCTCTGTCTGATGGTCTGACCCAAGTGCAGTGGATGGCCAACAACTGCGCCTATTCCGCTCTTGGAAACATCGCCACAATCGCAAATCTTGCGCAAAACATTGTGCGCAACGAAGCCGATTTTCCAAATCAGCAAGGCACTTTTGACCCGGATCTGATCTTCCTTGCCCGTTATCCGGGAGCCCTAGGAAACTCGCTACGAGTGACGCTTTGCGACTCGCCAAACGCCTTTTCGAATACTTTCGACCTGACTGCCATCGGAAACGGCGGCGCCGAAGTTGTGCTAAATGTGGCATCGAACACCGCCACCGTGACAATCCACTATGGGTACGTCGGTCCGACAACTGCCGGCGAGGCCGTGACAGCGGTAAATGCTGCGGCAAATGCTTTCCAGCATCTGTTCAACATCAACGACCTGATTCTCTTCGGAAACAGCTCAGTTGGTACCCAAGCCCTGCGCCTTCTTGAGCAGACGGCATGGGAGTCAACCTCAAACGCTACCGAAGCAACGGCTACTTTTGACTGGGTATTCGACGAAGATCTTGCGCTGTATGCCGACCAAAACCTGTCGGACAACGTGAGCCGTTTCTGGGAATTCTTTGCTCTTGCTCAGCAGCCACCGGGTCAAACCAATTGGCAGCTCTTTAACGGAAACGGGGCGGCCCTCGACGGTCTGCACGTCTTTGTTATCGACGAAGGTGGAATGTTCACGGGAATCCCCGGCACAATCCTAGAGCGATACCTGGACGTTTCTCGCTCGACCGATGCTATGACGGTTGATGGAAATCCAAACTTCTATATGGACATCATCAACCAAAGGTCAAACTACATCTGGGCCACAAACCCTCGTAGCTTTGGCTATGTCAACACCGGTATCAATCTGGCTTCGACCACGAATGACACCCCGCTTGACATGGTTCTTCAGCTAGGAGCGGACGGAGCCGACGAGCAGACAGTTTCGATTGCTTCGCTGGCAAACGCCTATAGCGAGTATCTGTCGCCAGAAGTTGTGGACGTTGACCTTATCCTACAGGGTAAGGCCCGAGGCGGCCTAAACCAGACTCAGCTATTCCAGTGGCTTCTGGACAATCTGGCCTACACTCGTCTGGACGTTGTAGTTTTCGGATCTCCGGACAAGACGGACCTTGTGAACGTCTCGACCGACAACGACCGAATCCAGTTCCTGCTTGACTACCGCAACGACCTGGACAGCACGTCTTACGGATTCTTGGACGGAAACTACAAGTATCAGTACGACAAGTATAACAACGTCTATCGCTGGGTGCCTTTCAACGGGGACATGGCTGGCCTTGCGGCCCGCACCGACCAACAGAGAGCGCCATGGTGGAGCTTCGCCGGCTACAATCGAGGCATCATCAAGAACGTGTCAGGATTGGCTTGGAATCCTCTAAAGCCATATCGTGACATCCTGTATCCGAATTGCATCAATCCGATTGTCCACAAAAATGGTATCGGAAACCTGCTCTTCGGCGACAAAACCCTTCTTGAAGCAAACTCGGCTTTCAGCCGTATCAACGTGCGTCGTCTCTTCATCTTCCTTGAGAAGGCGATTAGCTCGCTGGCCAAGTACTTCCTGTTCGAATTCAACGATTCCTACACCAGGGCGCTGTTCACGAACGCAATCACCCCAGAACTTCGGGCCGTCAAAGCTGCCCGTGGTATCCAGGACTTCGATGTGATTTGCGACGAATCGAATAACGGCCCGGACGTGGTGGATGCTTGGACGATGAACGGAGACATTTACATCAAGCCTGCCCGAGATATCAACTGGATTAACTTGAACTTCATTGCGGTGCGCTCGGGTGTGACCTTCTCGGAGGTCATCGGAACCGCCTACTGAGGCATACACGGAGAGGGGGGTAAGCCCCCTTTTCTAAATAAAAAAATAAGAGGACTTTTATTAATATGACTCGGTTCGTAGATCCGCAAAAATCTACATAAAAGGAGAGAGTTGTTTTATGGCCTTCAACATCGCATCATTTCTGCACAACGGACTGCAATTTGGCGGTGCACGGCCAACTCAGTTCCAAGTTGACATCTTTCCTCCGCTGAATATCGGAGCCGGGGCAACCCCTGGTATCGGTGTTGCAGTTTCTAAGCAATTCTCTTTCGTGTGCACGGCGGCCTCGCTGCCGGAATTCACTGTCCAGCCTGCTACCTGTGCTTACTTCGGGGCAATCCTGAAGTACTCAGCCGAGCGAGTTTTCGGGGATTGGTCAGTGCAGGTTCTCAATGATGAGGACTTTAGCCAGCGAGCCATGTTCGAACGCTGGTCAAACGCCATGAATACTCTGATCAGCAACCGTCTGGACCCAACCTACTACGCCACGAAGTATAAGGCGTCGGCAGTGGTGACTCAGTACTCTAAGTCGGGACCGATTCTGCGTCAGTACACGATGTGGAACCTCTGGCCGATGCGAATCAGCGACATCCCTCTTTCGTGGGAAGCTGCTACGCAAATCGAGCGTTTCGAAGTCAACTTTGCCCTTGACTACTTCTATCCATCGGCTCAAGATAACTCGCCTGACGTGTTCAATCCGACGCTTGCCGACGACCAAAACGTCGCAACAGCGCCGACCATCACGACAGACAGCACTATCCATGCCGTGGGCAACTAAAAAGGCTGGATAGTTTGGTTTTCGAAAGAGCGCCCGCTGACGGCGCTCTTTTTTTGTTTACGCCGGGTTAGCTCAGTGGTAGAGCAGCTGTCTTGTAAACAGCAGGTCGGGGGTTCGAATCCGCCCATCCGGCACCAGAATATAGAATAACTGTGTGTAGCGCAGTCTGGTTAGCGTTCCTGATTTGGAGTCAGGAGGTCGGGGGTTCGAATCCCTCCACACAGACCAATCGGGGCTTGATAGGTGTTGGTAGCACACTGCCCCTTACCCTTTCCCCCCTTTGTGGGAATCGGTGGGGGCGGGGGAGAGGGTTCGAATCCCTCATTGAGACCGTAGGGCTCGACGGAGCCCGGAACCGGGGGACAGCTGCCCCCGGTTTTTTTTTCTTGACGGCCAAGAATAAGAGGGGTAGACTGCTCAAATCAGGAACCAAATCCGACTTTGGCCCTGATCACTCCTTGTTGGCGGGAAAAGGGGTCCAGTGGGAAGCTGGACCCCTTTTCTTTTATTATTCAGCGGGCTCGACTTCTTTAAGCTCTCGCTCATGCAGGATAAAAGCGGCCAAAGCGTCTACTTTGTCGTGAAGCTTGGCAATCTCTGATTCGGATTTCACGTTAACTTCATAATCCAGGGCGGCCGACAACCTATCTTTCGCCGCCTGCCTATTCTGCGACATCATAATGACGGGGGCCTGTAGAGCCGCCAGCATCGACAGCAGAAGATTCAGAAAAATAAACGGGTACGGGTCAAAAGAAAATCCCCCAAAAGCGAGAATATTGAATCCCGCCCAAAGAAACAAAAAGACCCCAAATCCTATAATGAAATACCAGGAACCGCCAACAGCCGCAACCTTGTCAGCTAGTCTTTCCCCAAAGGTGAGAGACTTGTCGTATTCCTGATTAACGTCCAAAGACGCCGACATCCTCTTGGCAATTCGAAATATCACTCGACGCTCCCGATGCGTGAGCGACCCCGTACCTTCGCTTAGAAGGTATTGGGCAAGGATGCGGATCTCGGTTTGCATGCCGCCCCCCTTGGCTTCTACTGTAAGGTTCATTTGTCATGGCGCTTTATTTATGAAAATGGCCGGGTTTTGAGGCCCAGCCATTTCCTCTCTCAACTGAAAGATGCCGCTTAGGCAGCTTTCTTGCCGATGATGCCCTCGATGCGCTCGATGATGACATCCTTTTGCATCTCGTCAGAAAGTTCTGACATCCGCAACTTGATGCCCCGGATGCGGCGCCGGCACTGGTCGGCTTCTTTCCACGCCTTCGAACGACGGCCCCTCTCGGCGCCCGACGTACCCGACTTGCCGGCCGGCTGAAGACGCCGGATCTTGGGAATGCCGATCTGCGTTTCGCCGACTCGGTTGGGGGTGCGCTCCACCGAACGAATGGTGTAGACGATATCCACCGAAGACTTCCGGCCAAAGATACCGGCGCTGTCCTGGCGCACCAACTCCCCAATCTCCTTCTGCGTGGGAGCACGCCCGTGTTTCAAGGTAAAGTCCAGTTTCATCGCATCGAAAAGAGCCGGGATCTGGCGGCCCTTCTTGTCCGTAACTTCCGCCACTACCTTGTAGGTCTTGGCCTTGCGGTCGCCCTTGCCGCCGTAAACAATGAGATGGAAGCTAGTCAAGAGATGACCGGAGCCGTCCTTCTCAATCTTGTCCTTGGTGCCAGCCTGCCAAACGCCGGGCACAAAGTTGTTCTTGTAGGCGGACAGGACACAGCCATACGTCGCATGAGTGCCCACCATGTCGGCCGTGGGGTCTTTGTGCATGCGAACCCGATACTTGTCCCCAGCATTCGGATGGTTGATGGCCGTCTCCATTGAGCAACAATGGAGCGTGGCCTCGCCCCAAACCGGGGAAGCCCTCAGCTCGCCAGCGCCACCCTTGGGATGGGGTGGAACCTTGATGCCTGAGGGGCCAAAGTAGTCTTCTGCAAACGGTATGCGGGGTGCCATGAGCTTCACTCCTTGACTTTTAGCACTGCACTCCCGACGACATAGCAACTTTTAACGCTATGTCAAGAGCCAACGTTGCCAGTGAAGAGAGTTGGCCCCGTCCACCCCTTCTCTACATGCACCGCCGCCAGCTGGAATCCCGAGGGGGGCCAAAGCACTGATGGGGTCGGCACACAGTAGAATTCCTTGAATCCAAAATCCCACTTCTTTAACAGTTTCATGCGAGCCTTGGTCATGAAGTGATTGATGACTACTAGATAGACCACATGGTCAGATATGCGCATCCCCATCTCTAGAAATTCTTTGAAAAGAGACCAGGGGGGGTTAGTGATAACCCAGTCTACCTTTTTCTGGTAATAAAGAAAACTTCGACCTTCATTTATCTCGCACCAATCTTTTTCACAGGATTCGGGAAATTGATTGTAGAAGGCCCCGTTTCCTCTACAGGGGTCAAGAACTTTTCCCGTTGGGGCAAAGTGGTCAATAATCTCCTTTGCTAGTAACGGAGGAGTAAAAACTAGGTCAGCCTTCTCGGAATTTTTCGGGGGGCATAGCATTCTATAAGTTAAATACCCTCATGAGAATCTTCGGTTTTGAGCTAAAACGGGCTCCCAAGCAAGAATTCCAGACAATCGCCCCCCCGCCAAATGAGGCGGGCGCCGTGGACATCACGGCCGGTGCCGCTTACGGTACTTACATCGATTTGCAAGGCACAATCAAGAACGAAGCCGAGCTTATCAACAAATATCGCCAAATGTTGATGCACGCCGAAGTCGAGTGGGCTGTGCAGCAAATCACAAACGAAGCCATTGTTGATGACGACAACCAAGAAACGGTTGACCTAAACCTCGACGAGCTTGAAGAAGATGGCCTCAATGAAAAGATTATGGATGCCATCACCGATGAGTTTATTGAAGCCAAGAGACTTCTTGAATTCACGGATAAGTGCCACGATATCTTCTCAAGGTTTTATGTTGATGGTCGTCTAAACTACCATTGCATTATCGACACCAAAAACCCAACCGAAGGAATCCAAGAACTTCGGTATATCGACCCTCGTAAAATTCGCAAGGTTCGGGAAATCAAGCAAAAAATTGATAATCCCCAAAACGCCCAAATGTCCGGAGCCGAGATTACTTCGGACGTGAAACAAGAGTACTACGTTTACAATCCTCAGGGTTTCTCGGCCAATCAGTATATGACGGGCTACCAGTACAGCCCCCCAACCCAGGGCATCAAAATCACCATTGATGCTGTTGTCCAGGTGACTTCAGGGAAGACCGACACAGCAGGAAGCATGACGCTTTCCCATCTGCACAAGGCCATCAAGCCCCTTAACCAATTTTCGTCTCTTGAAGATGCCGCCATCATCTACCGAATGGCCCGAGCCCCCGAACGTCGAATCTTCTACATCGATGTGGGCGGGCTGCCTCGACACAAGGCGGAACAGTATATCCGAGACATGATGCAGCGGTATAAAAACCGCCTAGTTTATGATCAAGCGACAGGGGAAACTCGGGACGACCGACGCTTCCCAACAATGCTTGAGGACTTTTGGTTCCCTCGCCGAGGCGACAACAAGGCCACCCAGATTGATGTTCTTCCGCCCGGCCAAAGCCAAGGCATCTTGGAAGAACTTGAATTTTTCCTCCAGAAACTTCTATCGGCCCTGAATGTGCCATACGGCCGCAGCCATCCGGAAGACAACTTCCCAATGGGAGCTACCTCCACCGAAATTACTCGGGATGAGGTAATGTTTGCCAAGTTTATTGACCAAATCCGTTTGAAGTTTAGCCACCTCTTCCTGGAAATCATGAAGAGAAATCTGGCCCTCAAAAACATTGTGGATTCCGATACTTTTGAAGGTATCCAGCACAAGATTAAGTTTAAGTGGGCAAAAGATAACGTCTACAGCGAAATTAAAGAGCGAGAAGCCCTTAACGAGAAAATCAACACCCTCACCGCAATGATTCCGTTCATCGGCAAGGTTTGGTCATGGCAGTGGGTCATGAAGACCGTGCTCGGAATGACGGACGATGAGATTGAGGAGATGAGGGATGAGATTCTTGAAGAGATGAATGACCCGATTCTCCAGCCGATGCAGGTATCGCCAGATGAGGGATTAGGCGGACCGGGCTTCGCCTCAAACGACCCAATGAACCCGATGGGCGGGGGCATGGGCGGGCCTCAGATGGGCCAAGCTCCGTCCAAACCCCAAGTGCCCCAGAAGCCTCAAGAGGCCCAGCAAGCGCCAAACAAAGATAATGGTCCAAAAAAGTTAGGCGCCAAGAAAAAGGCTCTTAAAGAAGCTCGCAAATCAGTAAATCGATTCATGATTACTGAGGCTTTCAAGAACCACCGAACCTCGGCTTTTGAAAGCGGCCGAGTTAAATATGAGCAAATCCAGAAGTTTATTCGTAACTAACAAAGGAAATTCTTGTGACTGATAATACTGAGCAAGTTGAGTCTCCCGAAGAAGAGGCTCCCGCAATCGAGGACGAAACCCCGCAATTTTCCGAAGAAGAAGCGGCAGTAATCCAAGCCGAAGTTGAGCGTCGAGAAACCGTCATTCATGACCTTGTGAATGCCGCAATCGACGGCAAACCGGCCGACTTCATGGATGTTTTCGACAAGGAAGTAAAGTACCGCCTTCACGACATCATCGCCCAAGACAAGGTTGATATTCAAGCTTCGATGATTGGGGAACCCCAAGAAGAAGTTCAAGAAGAAAAAGAAGAGGAGACTGCTGAATAATGCCTGTAGTAGATCCTAAGAAATTTGGTCTTGGTTGGAAGCGAGGGCTTCCGGATTTCCGAGACAAGAAGTTTCGAGCCCCCCGCCGCACATGTCCTCTACCTGATAAGGTTGACCTACGCAAAGAGCTTGGCGGATTCGCCAACTTCCCGGTTTGGGACCAAGGGGAGCTTGGTTCGTGCACGGCCCATGGAGTCGGCGCTTGTGTCGTCTACAACATGTACAAGCAAAAAGAGAAGCCATGGATGCCGTCTCGGCTTTTTGTTTACTACAACAGCCGAGCCCTTGAGGGCAACCCCGGCGAGGATGCCGGAGCGGAGATTAAGGACGTGATCAAAACAGTAGCCAAAGAAGGCTTTGGTCACGAAAGCCTTTGGCCTTACGATGTTAGAAAGTTTGCTCAGAAACCGCCGCAGAAGGTTTATGATGATGCCCTGAAATTCAAGGCACTCTCGTATGCCTCGCTGAACAATGCAAATTTGAATCAGCTTAAGGCGTGTCTGGCAGCGGGCGAAGTCTTCACTTTCGGCTCGACCCTTTACAACTCGTTTTTTGAAGCTGTGAATAACGGGGGCTATATCCCGATGCCAAGCTGGAATGATGGCATCGCCGGAGGCCATTGCATGACTGCTGTTGGTTATACCACCACGCATTTTATCATCCGAAATTCATGGGGAACGGCGGGCGTGGGAGACCACGGATACATGTACATGCCTTTCAAGTACATGACCGACCTAAACCTCACGGCTGACGTGTGGCAGATTAAGACCGTTTCATAAATACGGAAATCCCCGTCCAAGGGGTTATGGCCTTAAATGGGCACAAGCCTTGGACACCCCCAGACTTACGTGTTTGGGGACTAAAAATTACCCGCCTGTAGCGTGCTGCCGGCTCCGATTACCGCCCCCCAAGCGGTAATCGGCTTTTTTATGCCTGGAATCCTCCTAGAATAAATAAGCAGGGATTTTTATTAAAAAAGGGACTGCCTAAGTGGCAAGTACAGTCAAACCTGTTGGGGCTCATTCTAATTTTAGCTCAGTCGCTAGTGCGATGAGCAATGCGTCACAGGTTTATGCTTATAACGCCAGTGGAGCTGTTGTCACCATTTTTCGCTTAGAGGCGAACGCCGTTTCTAATGCTGTTCTTGGTAGCTTTGTAGTTCCTACTGCTGGTGCTGTTGTGGTTCAAAAAGAAAATACTGAAAGAGTTTCGGCAAGCGGCACGTGCAGCTTCGCTCCGCTAGCGGAGACCAACTAATGGCCCAAGCTATCTTCCCTAAGGGGGCCGTGGCAACAACCAACACCACAGCTAGAAGTTTTGGCAATGCTTCAGCAGTCTATCTTTTGAACAATACTGCGGCGACTGTAGTTACAATTTTTCGAAATGATGCAAATGGTGTCCTTATAGGTTCTCTGGTTTTTGGGGCGGGGCAATCCCTTGTTATAGAAAAAAACTTTACCGACACCATCAACACCAGCGTAAACGTGGCCATAACAGCAGTAGGATTCACAAACTAAAATGTCAGAACGAAAAGACTACCGGATTCACAACATCAATTCCGAATTTCGGGAGCCAAAGTCTATTGCTCCGCTGCCGGATACGAATATCCAGCCTTTCGACATTACTGATGCCGAAATTGCGGCGGCGTCGAAAGTCCTGAATTCTCCCGACCCGTGCTTTGACATGGGAAACACCCCTCACTGGGCTAAGCCCCTGAGTGAGGGCAAGTTCCCGTTCAAGAAAGATGATGACGGGGACAAGGATGACGGCAAAAAGAAGAATCCTTTCCAAAAGGCTGACGACAAAGCCAAGGACAAGGATGAAGACGACGGCGATGATGATGACGATGATTCCGACGACAAGAAAGGCGACAAAAAGACCAAGAAAGTCGTCGTAAAAGTCGAAGAAGGGGCTCCGGCTGAAAAGATGCACAAACTGGCCAAAAAGCCAGTCAAAACTGCCGCAGGTAAACCTCCGGCTGAAGCAATGCACAAAGAGCCGGCTGGTCCGACCACGAAGAAGCGGATTGGAAAACCCGAAGCCGAGAAAATGCACAAGCTTCTGAAAAGTTGGAAGAAATAAAATGGCAAAGCGAGTTTATAATTTTACTCTGCCTTATAAACTTTCTCCTTGGCAGGTTTTTGGGGCAGTAGCGCAACTAAAAGGTAAAGGTCTTTGGGAGCAACTTCCTCAAGACCTACAGGATAAATTACAACACTGCGCTGACTTAGGTTATGGCCTGAGCGTGTATGACTACCAGCTTGACGAAATTGACGACAAAACATGGGCGTATATTGCTGACCAATTGCATTTGAATTGGGAACCGGCGCCCCAGACAAATGGCTAAACTTTTGAAAATCATCACAGAAATCACTGAAGAACTCCAGTATCTTGTGGAAGAAGGCTCCTCAGGCAAGAAGCACCTTTATGTCGAGGGACCTTATATTTCTTGCGAAACCGGAAACCGAAATGGGCGCATTTATCGCAAGCCTATTATGGAGCCGGTGGTAGAGAGCTTCATCAAAGAGAAAGTTTCCACGGGCTCAGCCTATGGCGAGTTTGGCCATCCGGAAGGCCCTGGTCTCAACAATGAGCGCATCTCACACCGCATCACTTCTTTGAAGTGGGACGGGAATAACGTTGTCGGCAAGGCCGTGGTTATCCCGGAAGGACTCGGGAAAATCATGGAAGGAATCATCGATACCGGGGGACGCCTAGGCATGTCCACCCGTGGTCTTGGTTCCGTAAAAGCCGGGGAAGGCGGGCTTCAAGAAGTCCAAAATGACTTTCGGCTGCTCACCGTTGACGCTGTTACCGACCCATCCGGAGCCGGATGTTGGGTTAACGGCATGCTTGAAGATAAGCAATTTGCCATCGATGCAGCCACCGGTACTATTTTC